TCACCGTTTACTGGTATTTTTTAATTCGTTTACAGCGTTCTGTTCTTGTTCCGCCCCGATTACCACGGCTTTGCGACTTGCTGCCCGGGTATAGGCTTCTGCTTCCGCCAGGCTCGCATGGCCACCCCAAGCCATGATCGCATGGGCTGATCCTCCTGATTCCGCGATTGCTGAAAGGCGATACTTTCTGAGCCCGTGAGGCGTCTTGCCAGTTATTCCAGCAGCCACGGCGGCCGCAGTGATGAAGTTCGACAGCCCTTTTACGGTTCTGGATTTGCCCAATGACGTTTCGAGCAGGGTGAAGCCGGCAGTTGCCATTACGATGGCGCGCACTTCTTCCCGTTCCGTTTCCCACGCTCTCGCCCAGGCGGGCAGAGGCGAGGTCCAAGGCACATGTGCAAGCCCGCCGGTTTTTTGTTGGCGGAACGACAGCAGCCCATCGCTGGCAATATGTGATCGGCACATGGTTGCAGCATCGCTCACCCGTGCGCCGGTCCATGCCAGAAGTTCGAAGGCGGCGCGCTGACGGGTTCCGGGGCGCCAGTGTTCGCGAAACCTGTCCACGTCATGCTGTGACCACGCGGCGTGGCCGGGGCTTTTCGTCTGCGCCTTCTTGATCCCGAGGCTTGGATCGGTCTCGATGACATTGTCGACCTTTGCTTGCGCAAAGATAAGGCGCCAACATTTAAGGCTGGCATTGGCGGGATTGGGGTCGAGCGTTGCGAGGTCGGCCGCAATGTGTTTCTCGCGCAGACCTTTGACGGGAAGGGTGCCATGGGCGCCCTCAATACGTTCCAGATGAAATCTGAGGCTGACCTTGTAGGTCGTGGACAGACCTTTCCAGCGTTTCGATGCGCGAACGTTCCGCACCATCATTGCGACTGAACCCTTGTCCAGCTTAGGCGCATAGTCCGGCACTGTCGCCTCGGCCCTGGCCCAGGCGGCTATAAATTCCGGGTGGGTTTCGGGGAGATCCGGCAGGCGTGTACCAGTCGGCCGGTGGTAACATAGCACCTTGTCCCCGCGGCGGATCCTTTGCACCCGGGGCAGCTTCACCGCTTCAATCCGAAATGCTGATCGCAAAGATCTACCTCGTCGGCATTTGCCTTGTCGCCTTCATAGGGCAGTTCAGACGCATATCGGTCAAGGTCGAGGCGATCAAATAGCTTGCGACCGCCCATAATGCGGCGAGGGATCTCCAGCGCGCGAAGCGTGGTCTCGCTGACGCCCAGATATGTTGCGGCCTCTTGCGACCCTAGCAAGCGGGGCTGGTAGCTGACTGGTGCGTGCTTCCCCATTATGCCGCTTCCTCCCTCACCATCAGATGGGCGCAGTTCGCCCGGGTCATTTCGGGATCTCCGGGTTGCAGTCCGGGCACTGCTCAAGGATCAAGTGGCTATCCAGAAACCGGGTGTCCTCGCAGCGCGCGCAATTCGGCGCCGGTTTCGCGAGCTGGCCTGTGCCGGTCAGAACGCGGGCAGGTTCCTCCATCCGGATGACGTGCTGGGCGAGTTCGCCGATGGTGATGCCGGCTTTCAGCGCTGCAATGATCGCGGCAAATGCGAGAACCTGCGCTGCTGCGGCAGGATCGTCCCAGCAGACTTCAATGGTCTCCTCGGCTATGGCGAGACTGCCTTTGCAGGTGTGGGGAATGGTGTGGCCATCCATAATCAGGCCTCACGCAGCGGCTTGAAGTCTGCGCCGTCGCGGGCAACGCGCTCACGCAGTTCAGCGACATGTTCTTGCGCGTCTTCGAGGGATTCGAACTCATCCGGCCAGTAGGCATCACCAGACTGGTCGGCGACATCGCCTTCCCAGAAGGCAAGGATATCGGCGAGAGTTGCTGCATGCTCCTCGCAAAAATTCGCATCGTCAGCGGGCTGGTACTTTTCGCCTTCGTGGATGGATCTGCCGCAGTTCTCACAGACATAAAGCTGAACACGATCATCCATTAGCGATCTCCATCAGCGTCTCGGCATGGCAGGGCGATCCCGGCTTGCACCAGCATGCGAAGCAGTGACCGCGCAGGGCGGGCAGGCGCTCAAGGACTGCAATGCGCAGCTCTTCGAGGGCGTCGATGCAGCGCGTCACATCCGGCCCGCTCAGGCCTGCGGGCAGATAGGGGTTACCGGTGCGCAGCCAGTCAGCGTGAAGCGCAACCGCGCGTTCCGGCGTCAGGATCTCGCTCATGGGGATCGGCGGATACCAATCCATTTTCCCCTGCAGTGATCCGTTCGGGATGCGCAAGCCACTGGGCTCGCCCGGTACCCATGGATTGCCAAACATGGTGGAACGGTCGCAGCGTACGGTATTGGCCGGCAGGCGCGAGCCTTTGGCGCGTGAAAGCTGGACGCGGGAGGATGGGGTATGGTCGCGCATGATCATCCCATCTCCCCGCAGCCGCTACCAACCTGGCCATGCTCGCCCGGCGCAACGAAGTCCTGCCAGTGAACCCAGCCTCGCGGGCAGTGGAAGCCCCATTCGCGGACCTTCGGGCCGGTGATGAAAAGGGTCTCGCACGGCTGGCCGTCGATCAATTCCAGACGGTGAGCGAAATCCGGGCCGCGATACACGCACTCGCCAGCGCGGATGATGCGCGCGCCGTCGGCAGTGATTTCGCGCAACTGGCCTGCGATCATCACCGAAAAACTTGGCCAAGGGTGATCGTGCAGGGCGCGGTCGTCGTCGTCGCGCAGGATGCGGTGGTAGTAGACGTTGAAGACCTCGTTGCGCGGGATCATCCACCAGCGGAGCATGTAGGGGCGCTCAGCGGTGCCGATGATGAAGTCGGGCTCGCGGTCGGGCGGCAGGCTATGCGGGGCGACTGATCCAGCATCACTCGATCCCCGCGGTAATCCGGTGGCGCGGGCGGCGCCGCATCTCGGCGATGGTCTCGCGCATGGTGGGCGGAGTGGTATCGCCCTGGCACCATGTCCAGTCGGTCAGGCCAAGGTTTGGAGCCATACGCACCGCCTGCGAGAAGCTGTCGCAGGGCCAGTGGCGGCCGGTTTTATCGCAATGCAGGGTCATATCGGTTCCTGGAAAAAGCTCCCGGCCTTTGATCTGGCCGAGAGAGGTCCAACAGGGAGGGTTGGGGCGGATCACCCGCCGCCCCGGTCGGGGTAAAAACCCCGGTGGTCACCTGGCAGGGCGCCACCGGGGCAAGTAGGCGCGGGGCAAGGCATGCCGCTCGCGCCTGCGAAACTCAGGCTGCGGGAGCTTCGCGACCGATGACGACGGGCAGGCCGGTCTCTTCGGCAGCGGCGTAGGCGATGGCGGTGAAATGTGCCCGGCGGGCATATTCGACGCGGTGCCATTCCAGGGCGAACACGACTGCGCCGCCACCAGACGGGCGCCACCGGAACAACGCCTCGAGGTCAGACGGCTCTTCGCCGTTATAGAACGGGATGTTCAGCGTGATCTTCTTCGGCACGGTCACACCGTTGGACGCGCGGTTCTCGGTCTCGAAGAAGATCTTGCGGTCGCCATTGTCGAGGCGCGTCGAGGTCTTATAGGTCTGGCCGACCGTGGCTTCGAAGTCGCGGCTGATCTCGATCAGGGTTGCAGGATCGGGGTGCAGCACGTCCGAACTGTTTTCTTCCAGGAAGCGCGCGAAGGTCTCCTGATCCTGAAACTTCGCCTTCACAAAAGCATCCCAGCGGCTGAACTCCTCAGAGGGGCGCAGCTTCAAGGTAACGCTGTGTTCGTTCGGGCCGGGGGTGCCGGTGTTGTGCGACTGGTTGTCGTGGTGCCAGTCGAGCCGGGCCGAGATGGTCAGTGCGTCATAATCGGCGATGATGATCGAGCGCTCATCCGAGAAGCGGTTGGCATAGGCCGAAAGCGAGGCGCGGTCATCGACGATCACGCGCTGCTTTTGCCAGGGGGGCAACTCTGCCCGATCCTTCATTTCGTGCAGGCTGAAGTCATGCGGCAGGGCGACATAGGCGCGGCCATCTGGGCCCGCGATGTTCGGATCCAAAAGGCGCGCGCCTTTCAGGATGGTTTCCAGCGTCTCCCCGGGGTTGCGCACATCGAAGCCGAGGGTGAGGGGCGATATCAGTTCGCCATCGGGCGCGGTCTCGGTCTGGTTCTCTTTGGCCATTGCAGGCTCCTTTGAGGGTGGAAAGGGAAAGGTGGATGCGGTCAGCCGGTCTCGCGGTCACGCTCGCGCTGCCGCTCGATCTCGTCCTCGATGTCCATCTGGCGCGGGTCGCGCCGGGTGAGCCGGTTCTGATCGTTCGTGAAATAGATGCCCGGCGGGATCGCCTGGCTGGGCTTCGAGATCTTCGGCGTGGCAGTGACCTCAAGGTGGCCACCCTTCGCGATCTTGAAATCGAAAGTCAGGGCGAGCTTGCCGCTCTTTCCGGTTTCACCGATCGCGTCCATCAACTCGTTGAGTTTCTGGTTGCAGTCGTCGAGCAACTCGCCCCGACGAAAGGTTTGCACGAATTGAAGGAAGTTCAGTTCAGGCGCAGACATGCCAGATCCTTTCAGCAGCATCCCGGCGGGGTGCCGGTGAAGGTGAGGGAGAGAAGGGTGGTCAGCATCATCCGGGCGCTGATCACGACCAGAATGGCGAGGAAGACCACGATTGCGATGGTGGTGAGGTGATCCATCGCCTGCCAGAAGCGGCGCCAGAACAGAAAGCGCCTGACCTCGCGGGCGTAAGAGATGCGCGGGATCATGCGGCCGCTCCCGGATTGGGCGGGTTCACCGCGGCGCCGTTGATGTCGGGCGAGAGAATGGCCTGCAATTCCTCGACGCTGCGATCAGCCAGGCCGGGGTGGATGCTGGACAGCGCGCGGATGCGCGGGCCGAGGCCTTTGCCGCTGGCGGGTTGCAGGCGCAAATGCCCGCCATGGATCACGGTCTCGGGGCGGGTCTCTGCCAGATGCGGCATCCAGCGGCCCTCGGGCGAGACCGTCTCGTAATACCAGCGGGCGCTCATGCGGCACCGCCGGGGTGCTGATCGAGGCGGCGGTTGCTCAGCCCGGCCTCGGCCACGCTGCTGGGCAGCTGGAGGATTATACAGTCAACCGGGACACCTGCCGATTTCAGGACGTGGCGGGCTTTGCGCTCCTGAAAGGCCTGCTCGGCGGGCGAGAGCGCAGGATCGGGGCGCGCCAGCATCCGCCGGGCGCGCTCGATCTGGGAAGGGCGATAGTCGGGCACGGGTGGCCTCCATCGGGTTGCGATGGGGGTGGACATTGATCTGAAAAAATCAGACTGTCAATCTTGCAATCTGATTTTTTCAGACAGAATTATGCCGCATGATGGTCGCATATCTCAGCGCCACTCGCGCTTTGCGTGAGCGGATGAATGGGAGGAGAGGATTTGAGGATCACGATTCGGCTGATCGTGCTGCTGCACAAACTTGGGATAAATCCGCAGCGAGTCCTGTGGCCGATTGTCAGTTGGCGCGCTGGAGAGCGGCTATCAATGCGAGCTGAACGTCGCCGGGGAGCGGAAGCATCTCACCGATGATGACGAAGTTTGGGCCCACTCGGGCGTTTCTGTAGAGATAATCAAGCACTTGGAATGATGGCGCGCCGGTTTTTTCTTGGTAGTGGTAGGTCTTTGGATTGATGTTCAGTAGCGCGGCGAAGTCTTTTTGTTGTTCGGCCACAAGTGACCTGGCTGCGCGGAGCCGCAGCGCTATCGCTTCGGGAGATGTGTCTCGGAAGCGCGCGATGCGCTCTTTTTCTTCGATATCCATGACCCGACTTCTAACGGTTTGATCTGAAAAAATCGAACAGCATCGCAATCTGATCTTGACGATCTGAAATAATCAGATTGTAAGATGCGGTATGTATCAAAATGCTCGCTCCTTTATCGATGCTCTTGGTGGCTACCGCGCGGTGGCCGCTCGGCTTCGCATGGGATCCTCGACGCTTCATGGATACGTGACAGCAGGCTCCCTGCCTCCGCGCTGGTATTCGGCGCTACTGGCTCTTGCGTCAGAGATTGGGGTCGAGCCACCGCCTCGCTCCCTGTTCTCCTTCGAAGTGCTCCCTCCTAAAGATGAAAAGGACGCTGCGTGATGAAGCACACAGCGCCCTCGTCCCTTTCCCATCCAAACCCGGTTGATCGCGTCTCCTGCGCTCAACATGGGGAAGGACCCACACAAATGTCATGGTCAAAAGTTTTTGAGCCTCGCTCTTTCCGGGCGCGGTTCGCCGGTTTCTGGTCTGATTTCCTTCACGAAAACTACCGCAACCCCGAAGAGGTCTCGGTCGCTTTCGGCGTCCGGTATCAGACCGCACTGAACTGGTGGCAGGGGATCAACCGGCCCTCGGGCGATGTGGTCGCGCTGGCCGGTCGCCCGTTCCAGGATTTTCTGGAGGCTCGGGGATGATCTTGGTTCTGGGGGCAATCAGGGCAGGGGTCAGCGCCGCAATCATGGCGCTGACCGGCGTGTCCTTTTTGCCCAGGGAGGCAGCCAGCAGGCTGATCCCGCTGCAAAAGTTTTTGACCAGAGAAATTGAGCGCCGGAGGGCAGGGCAATGACCGCCGCTGCGCCCAAGGGGCAGAACGTGTCGACGGCTGTCATGCAGCGCCGGGTCGAACCACATGACAGCCTCGACGATTTCCCGACGCCGCCTTGGGCCACGCGCGCCCTTTGTGAGTGGCTCAAGGTGTCCGCTGAGGGTGCTGAGGATCACCCTTTGGTGCTGGCCGCTCGCGAGCCCTGCGCCAACAGAGGGCACATGGTGCGGGTGCTGTGTGAGTATTTTGCGACTGTCGATGCCGCTGATGTCCATGATTACGGCGCCGGGTTTCCGGTGCGCGATTACCTGTTCGGGCCGGATCCCGAACTGGTCGACTGGACCGTGATGAACCCGCCTTTCCGCCTGGCTGAGCAGTTCATCCAGCGCGGCCTGCGCACCAGCCGGCACGGCATCGCAGTGATCGTCCGCAGCGCGTTCCTTGAGGGCGTTGGTCGGTATCGCGACCTGTTTTCGGTAATGCCGCCGTCGGATGTTCTGCAATTCACGGAAAGGGTGCCGATGCATCGCGGCAAGCTGGCGGGGCCGGGCGGCACAACTGCCACGGCCTATTGCTGGATCATCTGGCGGTCGCGGTATCAGGGCTCTGTAACCCGCTTCCGCTGGATCGCGCCTTGCCGGGGCAATCTTGAACGGGACGGCGATTATCCGGCCGAGCCGGGCGAGTTCGCGCCGGTTGATGCTGGGGCGGTGCTGATATGACCCCGACCGCCCGCAAGCACCCGGAATGGATCGGCAAAACGCCAGACACGGCTGTGCCATCGTGGGTCAAATCCCGCATCCTCGATGCGCAGGATGGTCGCTGCGCGGAATGCCGCAATGATTTCTGCGCACAGCTGCGCCCGGAATTCGATCACATTACCGCCCTGATCAATCTGGGCGAGAACCGCGAGAGCAACCTGCAGGCGCTTTGCGGCCCATGCCACGGCAAGAAAACCGCCGCCGATGTGGCGCTCAAGGCGAAGGTCGCCCGCGTTCGTGGAAATCACCTCGGCCTCAAGCCGAAGTCCAGCCGACCGGTCGGCGGGCAGAACGCGAAAAACTTCATAATTCAGCCGGGTGGCAGGGTTCTTCACCGCGACACCCGGGAACCCGTCACCAGACGATAGGGGGCCGATATGTCAGATCATCCCGAGCAAAACACCGGCGCAGATCTCACTGTAGCCGCCGCCGGCGCAGGTTTGGGGGAGGGTGGTTCCTCCGCCATCCCCGGCCACCACCCTGGGGCGCTCGCCGCTGTGGCGTCCTCGGCCGGACAGGCTGAAAGGGCGATACCATCACCCCCCACGCCCGAGGGCGACCTGATCAGCAGGGGGGCGGCTTTGGCAGCCCGCCAAACCGTGATGGATGGCTGGAGATCTATGCGCCAGCCTCATCCCGCTCTCGGCGCGAAAAACTGCCGAGATGCCCTCGCCTCTCTCCCCGCCTCTCAGGCACAGGGGGAGGCGGCTCTGCGTCGAGCAGAAGAAAAGGCCGCCGCCTTGCAAGGCGGAGATGCTGGCGACGGCCACAGCACTGTTTACAACAGCGCACATCAGAGTGCCGACAGGTCAAATGTGTCTTTGACACAGATCAAGTCTGTTTGTCTGGTTCCCGCCGCCCCCGAGCCGGTCAGCGCCGGGGTGAATGAGGCCATCCGCAAGGCCAAGGGCGCAGGAATGCTTGAAGAACGGCGGCGCTGGTGGCGGCCTGAGTATCCCGGTCAGATCGAGCCTGACCGCGTGGTGTGGTATCGGGACGAGCCTGAAACGGGCCTGTCGGGGTTTGACACTGAGGCGGATCGGGAAGCCTTTCGCGCTGGTGGAAATGGGCCGTTCATCCGCCGTGTGACCGGAAACGAGTATGCGCAGATGCCTGTCGCCGCCCTTCGCACCCCTCCGCCTGCATCGGCTGACGGGGAGGTGAAGGAATGAGCGCCTCGCCCTACATCCTGCCGGAGGGAAATGTGCAGATCGCTTTCAGCGGCGGTCGCACCAGCGCTTACATGCTGCACAAGATCCTTGAGGCCAATGGCGGCCTGCCTGAACGCTGCATCGTTTCATTTCAGAATACCGGGCGGGAAATGCCCGAGACGCTGGATTTCGTCCAGGAGTGCGGCGACCGCTGGGGCGTTAATATCGTCTGGCTGGAATACCGGCGCGAGGCCCCATTCTTTGAGGTGGTCAGCCATAACAGCGCCAGCCGGAACGGCGAGCCTTTCGACGCGCTGATTGATGCAAAGCAGTTCCTGCCGAACAAGGTCACCCGCTATTGCACCACTGAAATGAAGGTCAGGCCGGTAAAGCGCTACTGCCTTGCCCTCGAATGGGATCGCTGGACAGTGGCCACCGGCATTCGGGCCGATGAACCTGCGCGCCTGCGGGGCGATCCTGCGAAAGAGCGCTGGTCAGTCTGGTATCCGCTGGCCGATGCGATGGTCACGCGCCGCCACGTGGCGGCGTTCTGGCAGTCGCAGCCCTTTGACCTTCGCCTGCCGAATGTTCGGGGCAACTGCTGGCTGGGGAATTGTGATGGCTGTTTCCTGAAATCGGAACGGTCGCAGGCGGTGCTTGCCCGAGACTTCCCTGATCGCCATGCGTGGTGGGAAGCCGCAGAGGCGCGGATCGCGGCGCTGGAAGCCAGCAAAGGGCGCCCGGAGGATAATGGCCAGTTTTCCATGCGTTTCAGCAAGCGCGAGCTGCGCGACTTCATGGAACGCCAAGGCGATTGAAGTGCCGAGCGCGCTGGTTGAGGGGATCTGTGTGGTTCTGACGAAAGGGGTGAAGAATTGATTGAGGATTTTGGCGGCGACAGCGTCATGGCCGCAGGAACCAATGCGATGATCTACCCTCTCGCCTTCGGTGACTTGCTGGTGACGAATGAGTGGGTCGAGTGGCATCTGCACAAGTTTCTGGACGGGACTTTTGTCACCCGGATGACCCGCCTGCAGCGTTTCGACGTGATCGGGGTTGCGGTCATCCTCTGGAATGCCTCGCTGAAAGAGAACCCAGCCGGCACCTTGCCAGACGATGATGAGCTGCTGGCGGACAAGGCCAAGGTCAAGGATATCGATGCCTGGCGAGAGATGAGACCGCTTGCGCTTCATGATTGGGCGCCTGCGCGTGTCCTTGACCCTGAGACCGGGGAATACCTGGGAGGCAGGCTTTGCCATTTATCAGCGCGAGGAGGCCTTGGTCTGCTTGCGCAGATCGCAAAGCGCACCGCAACCCGTAAGTCTGCCAAGGCGGCGGGCCGGGAAACGCAGCGGCTCGCGACGATGCGCAGTCGGGTCAAAACCAAGATGAAAAGCATGGGCAAGGCGCGCTTCTCGGAGAACGCGGAACTCGTGGCTTCAGTGACCAGGTGGCTCGATGAGAACAGTCTCTTTGTGAACGACGAGAACATCCTCGCCGGTCTCGAAACACTTCACAATATCCCGCGCGTGGTGAGCCTCGGGCGGGGCGATGGCAACTGAAATGCCGCTGTAATGCGGTGACATGATTACAGTAACGGCGCTGAAATCTGGCAGGGGATTTCAGCGCATTTTCAGGCTCTTGAGGTGTAATTGCCCTACAGGACAGGACAATGACAGAACAAGACATAACAGAACATTCCTTCCCGGATTGGCCGAGTTCCGGCCTGTGGATAACCGGGGAATTGCTGAGAAAAGAAAGGGGGCAGAAATGGAAAGCGATGCGCTGAAGGCAGGCAAGGAACGGGTCAGAAAGCTTCTGGTCGAGCCGCTGACCGCCAGAGGGCTGAAGCGGGCCGGCGGGGCAACCGTCGCGCAGCATGAGGCCACGATGGAAGGACTGGCCGCGCGTCTGGCCTAGGGCAGCGATCTTCACGCCGGGCAAGCCGGATTGGTACGCGCTTCGTGTCGCGCCGCAGCGTGAGGATGAGGCCGAGGCGTGGTTGGGGATCAGGGGTGTCTCCGCATTTCATCCGGTACTCGCCCGACAAGTGCGTCGCCATGGCATTTTGCGCGAATACCATCGCCGCTACCTGCCTGGCTATGTCTTCGCACGCTTCAAGGGTGAGCCGTTGCCGCATCGCGTCATGTCCTGCCCATGGATCATTGGTGCTTTGTGCCTATCAAATGGTGAGTGGGGCGTGCTGGAGCGCTCCGGCCTTCGCAAGATCCATGCGATGCGCAAGATTGATGCGGGCCAGCGCGATGCCAGGGCAGCCTTGCGGGCGCGCCGCCTTGCTGAGGCTCGGTTGCGATCTGGCGATGGCGTCATGTTCCGTTCCGGGCCGTTTGCTGGCTTCCGCGCTGAGGTAGTGGAGCTGAAGGCAGAGGGCGGTGCTATGGTGAAATTCGAGCTGTTCGGGCGCGAGACACTGATTGCCGCGACCGATGATGCACTGATCCCTTTGAAGCCCAGTTGACAGGGGTGAATCACGCCGTCTATCTTCCGTTCCCATAGCCTCACGCTGACCGGCCCTCTGCCATTGCAGACAGCGCCCCAGCTGCTGGGCGGCGGGGATGGGTTACACGCCTGTCTGACACGCCTGAATAGCGCCCGGAGCAAACGCTCTCGGGCGCTTTGCTTTATCCGGGGTGACCATGGGAAGGTTGAAGCAAGCGCCATCGCGCTTCGTCGCCGCGCCCGGTAGGCTCGGCTCGGCGCCTCAGTCAGAGGCGGAGCGATCCCGACAGCGCCGCATCCAGTCGCCCTGGCGCAACTGGTACAACACGGCTCGCTGGAAGGATCTCCGCTGGGATGTGCTGGAGAGTGCGCTCTTTACCTGCGGTCGCTGCGGTCACCTTGAAGGCGATACGTCAAAGCTGGTTGCCGACCACATCATTCCCCATCGCGGTGATGAGGGCCGGTTCTGGGATCGGTCGAACCTCCAATGCCTCTGCAAGGGCTGTCACGACCGGGTCAAGCAGGCCGAAGAGCGGCGCGGTCTGCACGGCTGACCGGACAGGGGGGTATCAAAAGTCTGGGGGCCTCGCGGCCGGAGACCCGCGCCCCCCTCAGCGAGGGATTTTTTTTTCTGATGGCTGGTGAAAATCTGGGGGCTGAGGGCTTCCGCAACCTCTTTGGGGAGACGTGGCTGGCTGCTGACAAGCGGCGTGGTCGCCCGGCTTTTGAGTGGACGGAAGAAAATTCTAACAAAGTCAGTATGTTGCTTGCGGCTGGTTGGTCGAATGAGCGGATCGCGGGCGTGATCCTCGATCCTCGCACCGGGAAATCCATCTCGGTGCCGACGCTGAAGCGGCATTTTAGATCCGAGCTCCAGATTCGTGATGCAGCCCGTGATCGTCTCGATGCAGAGCGCCTGATGCGGGTGTGGAGCAATGCCCAGACCGGGAATGTCGGCGCAGAGCGCTTATTCGTTCAACTCCTCGAGCGCAATGACCGGATGGAATCGGAGCGTAAGCTGGCCGCGAAGCCGAAAGACAGCGCGCAGCCGAAGGTCGGTAAGAAGATCGTCGATGAGCAGAAGGCGCTGGATGCAGATGACGCCCTGGCTGCCCAGCTGAATCTTGAGGCCGGCAATGCCCGACGGCATTGAACCGCTGCCGCGCTTTGCCTGTCCGGACTGGTGGGAAAAGCTGCAGCGTGGCGAAACGCCGATGGCGGATGTGCCGCTCAATCAGGAGAAGGCGGCGAAGGTGCTGGCCTTCTTCAACCGGCTGCGGTTGCCCGATGTCGCTGGAAATCCGCCGCTGGCCACGGCCTGCGGTGACTGGTTCAAGGATCTGCTGGTGGCGTTTCTTGCCAGCGAGGATCCGGAAACGCACCGTGATCTGGTCTGGGAACTGCTTTGCGCGGTGCCCAAGAAGAATTCGAAATCGACCTATGCTGCGGCCCTCGGCCTGACCGCGCTTTACATGGAGGATGCGCCGAACCGGCAGATGCTGCTGGTGGGGCCCAGCCAGAACATTTCGGAACGCCTGTTCGGCCAGGCCACCGGGATGATCGATCTCGATCCCATTCTGGTGGACATCTTCAAGGTGCAGACGCACCTGAAGACGATCACCCGGCGCAAAACCGGCACTGCGCTGGATGTGAAAACCTTCGATACTTCGATTGTGACCGGGGAGATCCCGGTGCTTACCATCCTCGACGAGCTTCACGAGCTGGGGAAAAAGGCCAAGGCTGCGAAGGTGATGCAGCAGATCCGGGGTGGGGGCATCACCAAGCAGCGCGGCAAAGTGCTGATGATAACCACCCAGTCGGACGAAACGCCGGCGGGGATCTGGAAGACCGAATTGGACAAGGCTCGCGCCATCAGGGACGGCAAGGGCGGCAAGTCGCCGATCATGTTGCCGGTTCTCTATGAGTTTCCAGAGGTGTTGCAGCGCGACAAGTCCTATTGGCGCGACAAGAAGAACTGGCCGCTGGTGCTGCCGAATTATGGCCTTTCGATTGATGAGCAGGCCCTCGAGGACGATTACGACAACAACGGCAAGGTCTCGAAAGAGGCGGAGCAGATCTGGGCCAGCCAGCATCTCAATATCGAAATCGGTGTTGGTCTTGGCGGCTCGGCATGGTCCGGCGCTATGCACTGGGAAGAGGCGGTCTGCGACGGCCTGACCCTCGACGAGCTGCTCGACCAGTCCGAGGTATGCACCATCGGCGTTGACTGGGGTGGTGCAGATGACCTTGCGGCCCTCGCAGTTCTCGGACGCCGCAAGGTGGATAAGGTCTGGCTGCTATGGGTTCGCGCCTGGGCGCGGCCATCGGTTTTTGAACAGCGCCCGAAGATCGCGCCGCAGTTGAGGGATTTCGAGGCGGATGGCGATCTGAAGGTTGTAGCGACCGGCGAGGAACAGGCCGCAGAGGCAGCGGCGATCTGCGCCCGGATCTGGGCGGCAGGAAAGCTGCCAGAGGCGTCGGGGACGCCCGGCACACCATCCAGCGTAACGGCAGGTACAATCGTCAGGATCAAAGAAGAGGGCCTGTCCTTTGAGGTGCTGGCCTCCGGCGGGGAGATCCTGACGCCGGGCGGGGTGCGCTTGCGGGCGGTGACCACGGGTCTTGTGCGTCAGGTCGAGGCCTATAACGTACCGGCCTCTGGCAATGCTGATGCTGCGTTCACGCGGATGGAGGCGCGTGTCAGCGGACAGGTGATCGACCTCGGCGGACGGACGTATCAGGTCGCGGCGCTGCCGGCGGGCAATAAATACGTCAACGGGTTTTTCACCGTGGGTGGTCTGACCCGCTCAACTCTGGTTCTGGGTGAGATGGACGACGCCCCTGCGGCAGTCTGGCGCTTCGGCAGGCAGATCGCACAGCTGGCCCGCGCGCTTGGTGACCCCTTCCGCCAGTACCTGAAAATCAGCCTTCTGGGCGACAGCATCACCTGGGGCCAGACGCTTCCCGAGAATGGCGCGGACGCCCCGCGCGATGCGACTGGTTCGGATGCCAGGAACCTTTACAACACGGCCTCCTGGGCCAATGAGCTTAAACGCTGGATCGGCAAGCAGTATGCGAATGGGGCCGCGCCGGTCCTCTCGAATTGGCCCGCCAGCCCCTCGGGCGAAAGCATCGCGACCTTCTCCCGCACGGATGGGGTGTTCCCGGCCGGGCCGAAATTCACTGTCACCATCACCGGGGGCAGCTTTACGCAGCAGACCCTTTACAACGCCGCCTATCCCTATGGCGCACAGCATAGGTTTACTGACGGATCTGGCGGCACAAGCTCTGGCAAGTATGCCTTCAAAATGACGGGCAAAGAGTTCACGTTCTGCTTTGCTGCACTGGCCTCCGGCTGTCTTGATTATACTGTCTGGGTCAATGGGGTGCAGCTTGGCGGTGTCTATTCAACCACACTGGGCGAGGATGGAAATACCGCGCTCACCCGCCGCCACCATGCCCTTGCCGCCTATACCGTCGATGCGAATATCGAGATCCGCACGGTGAACAATGCCGGGGCCGGGGCGACACAGTCGCTTTACACCTATGCCATCGAGTTCCGCCGCCAGATCGTGATTTCCAATCAGGGGATCAACGGCACGTCCTTTATGACCTATCGCAACAATATGCTGACCTCGGGCGGCCATGGCGATGGTCTGGCGGTTGATGCCGAGGATGGGTTTATCTTCATCCAGCTCGGGACCAATGACCGGGGCAAGCGCCCGGACCTGTCCTATACTCTGTCCGAGGCGCGCGGACATGCGCAGGCGCTGATCGACACGGTGAAAACCCTCTCGCCCACCGCCAAACTGATCATGATGTGCGCCAATCGCCCGACGCTGGACGGGCCGCCGGACTTCAAATGCACGATGGGCGACATTCGACAGATGCTGCTGGAGGCGGCGCAGGATAACACGCTCGACCTGATCGACAACTTCGCCCCCTTCGCGCGCCTCGATGCCGGGAAATACCTTGCTGATGGCCTCCACCCCAACCGGCTCGGTCACGCGCTGATGGCGCGCAATGTGATCAACGCCATCCGGGGCATGTGATCCTTCCGCAATCCGACCTGACATGCCCCGCCTCGCGCGGGCTTTTTCATGCGCAATAGTCCAGAGCGCCTCACTGAAAAGCTGAGCGGCGGGAGGGCATGGGGGTGCCTCTCCCGCCTGTTCGCATTGCCCCGACCGGCCAGAGAACCCCGGGGCAGCGCGTCGGCACCAGGTTGAGCCCCGCCGACGTGACCATCAAGACCGCGTCGGTCTTCTCCCGATATTCGTGAAATCCCGTAGCGCTGGAGGCGGGGTGGCCGGCGGCTGCTCAGGTTGGGCCTAGCTCAACCGCCGGTCTGCCGCGATCTCCGAAAAGATCAAGCGACGACTGACCATATGCCACGCCCTGCAAAATGAAAATGCCCCACCGGGTTAAGGGCGGGGCAGTGAGGCGGATCCTGCAGTAGTATTGGAGGAGCCGTCTCAACCGTAGCGCGAGCATTGCGCAAAATCAAGAATATACGAATGCCCAGGAGGCGCCTTTGACTGATCTTCCCCCGCCCGATCCCGGCCTGATCGCCACCATCAACCAATTCATCGGTGGGGCCGCGACTGCGCTTCTGGCTGCCTTCTCTGGTCGCGCGATGTACCATGCCGGTGAGGTCCGGGCCCGGCGCCGGCCGATCCTGTCCTATGACCTGATCTGGGAAATCCCGACAGCCGTTGGCATGGCCATCGCCGGGGATGCGCCTGGCGCCCACATGGGGCTGTCGCGAGAGGTCACGGTCGGGCTGATCGCGGTGCTGTCCTACCTCGGCCCGCGCGGGGCCGGGGCGATGGTGGAGCGGTGGGCCAGTCGTAAGGGGTGATGCACCCTAAGCAGCTAAGATTTTCACCTCATAGCTGCCTGAGTTGGCCGCAAGGGTCAGCCGGTCATCTTTGAGAGAGACGGTGGCTTCGCTCTCTTGCAGGTCAAGGGTATCCTGAAACCGCTCAACGATCCGTGGCCACAACCCCTTTTCGACAAACCTCATATTTGCTGCGAGACAGTAAAGGGATTTCACCGGTCCTGGAGTCTTCATCACAGAACCTTCAGCGCGTAAGAGAATGCTGTAGCAGCGACTACAAGTGATGCCGCGCAGCAGGCGGCGTAGAAGCGAACAATATTCATCGTTTCCTCCGTCAATGAGCTGATATCTGCCTAACTCGCTTACGTGACTCTGGTTCCACCGGCCTGTCCGTCGCGCCGGTTTTTTTCCATTATGGAGAACATCATGAGCAAGATCGCTCTGGTGATCGGGCCTAACGCCGTAATCATTCCTGGATGGTAGGCGGCTTGACGCCGTCGCCCATCATCCGACCGATTTCACGTTCGATGATGTCCAGCGCCGACAGATCGCCCGCTCGGGCGGCCTGCACCGCTTCCTCGATCCTCGCCCAGCCTGGGTGGTCGTCTGCGATAAGCCGGCCTGACATATGCGCCACCATCGGCGCGTGGGCATAGACCGTCCGGTAATCCGGGGTCCGGATTGTCCGATCCCGCATGTCTCGCAGGCGCTTATGGAACGGGATAGCGAACATCCCCGGAATATGGTGCGTGGCCCTGAGTTTTCAATCCGCCCGCCCGGTCAGTGTGCCGGGCGGGCGGTTTATGACCGGACAGGCCTGGTGATTTAGGGAATGCTCAGGGGGCCGAGGCCGGGATAGAAGACCCATCAGCGACATTGGATCAAGTTGCTGATGGCTGCGCAGTTCAGACGAACAGAACGCTATTCAAGAAGGTCTAGTAGCTTTTCAAACCTGCGAGCGATGTGCTCATTCTCGCAGCGGCTACTAATCTTCTCATCATTGCGAAGATCTTTAAGATCATTCCCGATTATATCCGAATCTGAAGTAATTATATCCTTGATAATAGGGGCCGCTGAATTGCTGTAAAATACATGCCTGACATTTCCATAAGAAGTTAATCCTCCGCGTGTTCCGATGTATGTTTTCACCATCCATGTCAAAATCTCTTTTCGCGGTGGATTTGGACAGCTGGAAAAACCACCCAGATCGCTGAATTGCCTTAGAATGTCACCGTGTCGATCATGGGCGCTCCAATCAGTTCCGATCTGTTCTAACCTGCGCAGGTATGAATTAAACAGATCTCGCCTTGCGGATTGTTTGAGATACGGCATAGCTCCAGATGCTGCTGCAACTCTGGCATGGCGTTCATCTAGGCTATTTCTATTTACTCTTTCTTGAAAATTGCTCGCTAAGCTTACCAAGACTGGATTCGCTGCTCTTGGCCTGAAAGCGTGGAGGAAACTGAATGAATTCTGCTGAATGATGTCTGATTGCTTCTTGTCAAGAGCAATGCTCACCAGAAAACCTAAAATCTCTTGCTGTCGTGGCTGCGGAGCTCTTTCAAAATCGGCGAGAAGCTCATCACCTGGCTGGCTAGGAACGGAATTCTCGACAATTTGCTTTACGTCCGTAACTTTGAGAAGGTTGACAGGATCAACTGATAAGATGACTTCTATGCAAGTTGTGAAAATGTACACACAGTCTTCGATACCTGCCTCATACTCATCATCCTCGTGCTCCAAATCTCTGCGAATTTCATAACACCGACTTACTCTTCGCCATTCTGGACGAGTTAGGAGTCCCATTCGATAGCAGAGATCAATCAGCTTAGAAGCGGAGTAGTTTTCAACATCTTCGTCGCGACGCACGGGTGGCAGTTTGTGCTGCTCTGCAGCTTCACCCGCGATGTCTATACCTGCAATTATAACCTTTTCCCGAAGGTCGTGTATCGAAGCATTGAAAAGCCGCTGGCAGGCACTACTCGGATCCACGCCAACAAGCCTATTAACTCTGTCGATAAGAGATTTCGCTTGCCACTGTGGCCTTATCTTTCGGAGCAGTGATGGCATACCAGATGATGCCATGAGTTCCACATTCGCTGCAGGTATCAGATCATTCATAGAATATCGCCAGAAAATGTAATGCCTCCCGGAGATTGTGGCGAAGGTTGATTGGAGTCAATAGTGTTGCGGCACTCGGTGAACGTAGCTTTCCGCGTGCAAGAGACCAGACATGTCCATCAGGGCATGTCATATGAATGATCGCATTCTCGGCGTTGATGCGGCTTTTATGCCACATCTGCGACAGCCCGATTTCTCACCTTCTTTTGGGGGCGAGCGTGCTTAGGCGCATGCAATTTCCGTGCTGCAGCTGCAAACGGTAGCAACCGCCGTATAACGGAAGCTCGCCACTCCTGAAATGCCGCCTCATCCCAGCGAAGCCCCACCATGCAGCGGGGCTTTTTCACATCCAAACATGGAGATCGACATGATCCAGTTCCTGACCGGGCTTCTGGCCCGGATCGGTGCGCTTTTCCGTGCGCGCCCGAAATCCACTACCACAGGCGGCCTCACGGCCATGCTGGCCGCAGCCGCCATTTTCGTGGCGCCCTGGGAGGGCGAGCGGACAGAGGCCTATCTCGACCGCATCGCTGTCCCGGCGGTCTGGACCGTCTGTTACGGCGAGACGAAGGGCGTAAAGCAAGGTGACAGCTACACCCCGAAGCAATGCCTCGACATGCTGACCGCCTCGCTGGCCGGATATTATGCTCAGCTGGTCAAATGCGTTCCCGGGCTCTCGCAGCAGCCCCAGGGCGTCCAGGTCGCGCTGACCAGCTGGACCTACAATGTCGGCGCCGGCGCGGCCTGCAGCTCGACGCTGGCGAAGCGGGCGAATGCCGGGGATTGGGTGGCCGCCTGCAACGAGCTTCCGAAATGGAACAAGGCCGGCGGCAAGGTGGTCAGGGGCCTGACCAACCGGCGCGTCGATGAGCAGCGCCTTTGCCTCGCCTCGCTGAAAGGAGCCTGACATGCGCCCGATCTTCATTCTCTGGACCCGCAGCTTCTGGCTCGGGATCTTCCCCTCGCTGCTGATCGTGTTGGATCTCGCAGTGAACATCGTGGCGGCCGTCGCCTCTGATCCCGCCCTTGTGCCGCCGGTGGCCACGCTGATCGGCTGGCTGTTCGGTGGTGACCCCGTGGTGATCGAGGGGTGGATGCTGCGGATCGCACCGCTGCTGGCGCTGGTGATCGCTCAGCAGCGGGCTGGGTCAGCGCGGCCCTATACCGCCAACCCGAGGGCGCGGCAGTGATCCGCGCAATCCTCGCCGCGCTCTGGAAGCCCGTCGCCGTGCTGCTGGCCCTGCTGGCAGTGTGGTGGCGTGGCCGGGCGAGCGCAAAGCAGCAGGCCGCGCTGGAAGCAGCGGAAGGCTACGGCAAAACCCTGAAGGGAATGATCGATGCGGACACTGAAATTCATGGCGCTGATCCTGATGCTGCCCGCCGGCTCATGCGTGAGCGGGACGCAAACCAGCGGTGAGGCGATCTGCGACGGGTCGAGGGCGGCGCGGGCCGATCATGCAGCGGCCCTTGCGGTGTCGCCGGATGATCGGTCGGTGGTGAGCGGGGCGCGGCTGATCGCGCTGATTGATGCGGGATGTGGCCCCGCCAGCTGATTTTCTGATCGGGCTGGAGGGGCGATATTTGCGTGTCGCCAAGGAGCGATCAGCCTCAACAGCAATCACATTATCGCCCGGTGCGACGCCACCACACCAAGTGTGTCTGCGGAGATCTGGTCGTTACCAAGGGGCGGCTACTTCGATCATCGCCAAGGTTGTGCGGAGCAATATCGGTCAGGTTCCAACTCGGGTTTGGCCATGGTGAGCTAAGAGCGCCCTAATTCTGCTTACCGCTAGCGTTGGTTCCGAGGATGCGGTGGATCTCTTCTGAATAATCATTTCGGATGCGCATTGCAGCCTCAAGTGCTCTTTTTGCCTCATCCATCATGCCTGACCAGTGCTGGCTTCCGTTAGGGGCGCCGCCATCGGAATTGCTGTTATCCGCCGAGCCGTCAGCGGCTTCATCACGTCCAGCATTGGCTGATTTTTCTTCTAATTTTTGTGTGGATATCAGGTCATCGAAATCTCTCTTCCACTCTTCCACATATGCCTCATAGTGAGGTGGTGGCTTCGGGTCTGGAGAATGATCTGTCAATTTCAAAACAGGGGCCTCGATATCGTTTTGTGCAATGAAGCGCTCAAGATAATCAAGAAGCTCGTCGGTCCTCGCTTCTGCGGGTTTCTGAAGTAGCGTTGCTTCCAGCTGCCTCATTTTATCTGCATTTACGTCTCGACTGGTGCTTAGAGATACAACAGGGTACCTCGCACCATTTACTACGCCTTTGAATACTTGTGGTTCATGAAAGCTGAACCTAGCGTCAAACTTGGTGACGTCGGTCATGCGTTTAGCTTTGCAAAGCAAGTAAGCAAGAGCAGGGGATAATGTTAGGTCATCGATCGATGAGTTTCTAGAGATGCGGAATCCACCATCGATACCTTTGCCCAAGAAATCATATTGGCTTGGTGTCGCGTCTACTAGGAGTTCCCGTTCCTCCGAGGGCAGTGATGCATCGCCAGTCAGCGGATCAGATCCACTCTGAGCGAGCTTAATGCTCATGTTTGGAGTTGGAAATGCGGCAACCCACGCATTTCCTTTTGTGTCCAAGCCGAAGCTAGAGATGACCCTGCCAAAATCAATCAATGTTTTGGAGAAGGCAGTAATGCAAGCACCTAAATGCGTCACGCTATTGACGCGGGTGACGAATAGTATCTCATCACCAATAGTCTTCCACACCTTTGGTTCGTACGATATTTCGCTTCCCGCGATTTCGTCGATACCTCCTGCAGTTTCCTTGAAATTCTTAGTTAAGTGATCCGGGAATTCGGCGTAAAATTTCTGAAATGCCTTTATCCATTTCAGATTTGAGTTACCAGCCCTCGACTTGAAGGCGGTTGATCCAACCAAGTCAACAGAAAGGAATAAACGTAGGCGGTATTTGGGCGGATTAAGGTTCATAATTAATCTAAGTCAATGAAAGGGTTCTTGCTCGAGTTGTTGCTGCGGATTCACTAACATCAAATAGGTCGACGGTTCCCTGAAGTCCTAAATTTCTATACGTTTCAGTGAACTTTTCTTTTGGCATCAGGAAGGCTGCTGCGAACCAATTAGCCTCCCATTCCGCTCTTTGCTGTTCTGGGTCATTGTCGTCTACCCATCGTGTTGCCCTCATCACTGCCCCCGGATTCGCTTCCAGTATGGGGCCCAAGTGAAGAGTTAAATGGCCAAGCTCATGAGCAATGGTGAAGCGATCCCTCTGGCGGGATGTGTTTCTTGATATGTATATCGTGAAGTCGTTTAATGCCTTGGCGACGATGGATCCGCTTTCCCCATCTTCGAACCCGCTTGAGCCAACGACAATACGACCTCCGGCTTTCGCCACAATCTCTTCGAGCGATCCGCCGGGTTGGTAACCCCAGTATTCTGCCGCATACTCAGCAAAACTCTCGATGGAGTGCTTGGGCGCACCCAAACCTGTCGGTAGCACGAAAGTAGTCATGGGCGCCCTTTCTGTTCTGCTTCATTCACGTTCATGCGCCTTCTGGTCGCCGCGTCGCAGTTTGGCTTCGCGGCGCATGCATTATGCACACAAGGGTGTGTGTGGCAAGCATACGTTCCTCCATGTTCTGGTTTTGTCGCCGTCATGTTTCGGGCAGAAAGGCTGATATATGTATATAGGTTGCGGTTAGGTTGTAGGGACTTCACCCTCGATCAAAGAACCCTGGATGCGGCTGGTTCACCCCCAGCCTGATCGTCCCTGACTCAAACCGGCTGTTGATGAGGTCCGGGCTATCCAGCGTGATAGAACTCCATGTTGCGCCCGCTGTAGTAATCCAACGGGCCGCAGCCTGAGAGGGCGATGAAGAACGCGAGGGCGGTCATCCGGATCATTCAATGACCTCCAGAGATCCGGCCGGCAGTGGACCCTGTAAGGATCTGGCGTCTGTCCACGGCTCTACCAGCCATTCTTCCCAGTCATCCGGCTCCGTCAGGATCACCGGCATGGCTTTCGGATGGATCGCTGCCACTTCCGCATTCGGATCACAGGTCAGGAAGGCGAAGAGGTCATCGGTGGTTTCACCGTCCTTCAGCTTGCGGATGCTCGTCCAGTCTGGCACCCAGATACCGGCAAAGAACGCCGGGCGATCCTCTTTCAGCGCGAACCACGCATTGCCTGCGCCCTTGCCCTGGCGCGGCTCCGCGAACCTCTCGACTGGCACTAGGCAGCGATGCGGCGGACCCAGCCAGCGCCGCCAGTGTGGCGAGTTGGTGTTGCGCACATTGGTGACGCCGCGATCGATGCCGCTCTTGCTGTGGAACTGAGGCGGGGAGGGCAGGCCCCACCGGGCGCTGCGCAGAACATGCCCTCCCTCTCCGGCAGTGATGATCGGCGCCATGCGATCCGGGTAGATATCGCCGGGCTCGATGTTGCCGGCGGCGTTCGTCAGCCCGGCAAAGATCTGGCGCATCGCCTCGGGTGAGGTGGTCTGGCTGTAAAGATTGCACATCGTCAGGCCTTCTCGTTGCGCCATAGCCATTTCACAACCTGCCTGACCGGACGGCGGATGGTCAATCCATTCAGGAAGTCGGGTGAAGGAACTCGCCAGGAGACACTGATCGACTCGGTGCTTTTGCACCGCGCGCATGGCCACGGTGCGATGTGCAGCTGGTGATCATTGCCGACGACTTTCACGAGATCGGATGCCCAGAAGTGAACGCTCCGCCTGCAGCCATTGCACCGCATGGTGATGATCATGCCGTCCTGCGCGGCGTGGATCATCCGCCGGTTCTGGAAGGGGTTGGCCGATGGATGGACAGAGGGCATATGGCCGGTTCCGGGCTTCTCGAATCGTTAAATGTTCTGTATATGTTCTCACCATGAAGCGGATCTTTCACCTCAAATGTTCTTGCGGGCAATCTCGCCATCTGGCGGCCGACGATATGCCGCCGCAATGGCTTGAACCGGGCGGCCGGGCCATCCGTGCCGAGGCCCTCGCCATCATGAAATGCCTGCATTGCGGGAGGCGCGGCGCGCCAGCGCTTGTCGAAATGCTGATGCCTGAAGCTGCACCGCCCGCGCCAATCATGACGCCTTCTGGCTACACCGGCCTCTGATCCACCTTCAAAGACGGACCAACACCATGATCATCCTCTACACCTCGCCGGGCTGTGGCCCGTGCGTTGCGACGAAACGCGCGCTGGATCGGGCAGGGCTGGCCTATGAGGAGCGGGCAGGGGCTGACTGGCCGGATGAGGTCGAGCGGCTGGCCCGAATCGCGGGCTCGCGACAGGGGCCGCTGGTCGTGGCCGGGGATCACGTCTGGTCGGGCTTTCAGCCCGCCAGACTTTCTGAAGTTGCTTCGATGGAGAGTGAGCAGGCGTCAGCCTGTTTACAAGGCTCTTCGTAAGCCCTTGAAATTCATAAGGGGTGCAGGGTGGGCGTTTACCATTCATGTAATTGAAACATAATGGTTATTTCCATTCTGTCGGGATCACCATAAAATCAGTGGCTTATGAGGATTTGGGGGTTTTCCCTCTGGTTCGATGAACCAATCTCACACCGCCAAGCTCAAGCGAACCTGCTGCGCGGCGCAGGTGATCCGGCGAGAATCGGGCATATGTGCTGCGGGTCACGCTGGGGTTCGTGTGGCCGAGATATTGCGCAATCTCGTCAATGGTCACCCCGGCCTCGGCCATGAAGCGGCCGGCGGTGCGGCGCAAATCGTGTGGAGTGCAGTGCTCGATGCCCGCGCGCTTTACGGCGGCATTGAAGCCGGTCTTGATAGAGCCGACCTGACGCCCGCCCCATTCCACGACGAAATCCGACATTGCAGCCGCCTTTGCGCTCTGTAGTGCGGCGATCAGTGTGTCATTGATAGGCACGGTAGCTCGGCCCTTGCGGGGGCCGATTTCGTTGCTTGCCAGCCGGATTGTTCGGCGCGACAGGTCAACGCGGTCCCAGGTCAGTTCCAGAATTGCCCCGATACGGCCTGCTGTCGTCAGCATTAGCAGCATCGCCAGCCGGATATCTGCGCAACCGTCACCCCCTGAGAGGGCGCGGTCTGCTGCATGATCAGATCGCGGGCTTCGCGCTCCGCCTCTTTGGTCGTGTGTGCGTCAAGACGAAAGCGTCGGCGCTTTCCGCCCTCGTTCCACATGACGACATATCGCCCGTTGAAGCTTGCGCCCTGACAGGCGGCGCGCCAGAGCGTCAACGTGGGATGGATCGCGCAGGACCATGGTCGGCATCAGCAGGCCTCCGACACGTCAAACCAGCGCGCAAACGCCGCCTCGACTGCATCCGACACCGCAGCCTCATCATGCCCACGAGCGGTCAACGCCCGGCGCGCATGGGCCTTTGCTGCCAGATCGGACGCCTGCACGGCATAGGCTTCGCGAAGGGCGTCACGGGCGAGGTCGATCAGTTTGCGGCTCATGTCAGAACGCCCCAAACCAAATGCCGACCCCATGAACGATGGCGATGGGGAAAAGCAGCGCACCGGCAATCAGGAAGCCCCAAAGGCCTACCGAAAGGCATGTGATAATGTGTGTGAACCAGGCTGCGATGCAGATGGCGGCGATAATGAGATGGCCGCCTGCCCCGATTTCATGGGCAGATATCGCTCGCCCGCCTGTTTGATATCGTCCTCGCCTGCATTGGCATCGCGGACCTGCCGCCAGCTTTCGGCGAAGGCATCGTATTGCGGGTGGCGGATCGTGATATCTTGCATGTCCGCCCTCAGTAGAAGCCAGTTTCGATTACGGCAGCGCGGCGCGGCCCATCACCCAGCATCAATTCCGTAAGTGCCCATACCAGCGCGTCGGCCCGGTCGGGGCTGCCCTCGCCGATGAAGCCATCAGGCCCGATCAGGCAGCACTGATCCTCCAGATCGGGGAAGGCCCCGACATGGCTGATTTTGCCTTGCTCGTAGAGAGCGGCAACCGGCTCGGCCCGGGCGACCTTACCGCGGCTGGCGGTGACTTCCTTGTATGCGACCTTGGCATCCGTGGTTCGGATCACATGCTCAACCATCGCGCCGCCAAAGTTGCGCTCAGCGACGATCCGGTCGGCTGAGAACTCGTGGAAGGCCTCGACGGCCCGCCTGCCCCATCCCGCCGGCGAAAGCTTGCAGGTCCGGTCTGCCAGCACATAGCCGCGACCATCGACACCAAGGCCCGCCACCACGATCCCGATGCTGTCTCCGCCATCTCCCGACCCGCCGGTTCCGGAGGGGTCGACCGCGACCACAATCCGTTGCAGATCCGGCGCTTTGATCACCCTGCCGATCTGGCCGCTGCCATCGGGCGCATCGAACATCGCTCGCGTCCAGAGCGCGCCGGGCAGATCGTCCAGCATCTCGGCATTGAGTTCCTGCCGCCCGAGGCGCGTGCCTTCGTATCTCGCCTTCAGCTTGGTCAGGAACGATTTGGGCAGGTTGCCCGCGTTATCGAATGTCGAGCCTCGCGTGACGACGGTAGTCTTGTCTGCGAGGATCTCGCGCAGGACCGGGATCGGCCGGGGCGTGGTGGTGACGAACACGCGCGGGTCTGGCCCGCTGCGCATCGTGAATTGCAGCATATCCCATGTTTCGCGGGCGTAACGGTATTTCGCCAGCTCATCGACCCATGCGGTATCAAACTCGGGGCCGCGCAGCTGGTTCGGCTCGGTGCCGTTGTAGCCGAGGGCAATCGCACCATTCGGCCAGATCACCCGAACCGGCTTGTATCTGACCTTCGGCTCCTCGCCGGGCGGGTGGATCTTCACCAACCTGGCAACCATGACCTCCTCAAGGTCTTTCTGGGTCTCCGCCACAAGGGCGATGGATCGGGCGCCTTCCGCTACCCTCTGGCGAACCCACTGCGCGCCGGCCTCTGTTTTACCGAAACCGCGACCAGCGAGCGCCAGCCAGGTCTGCCATTCACCGGGTGGGGCAATCTGGTTCTTCCGTGCCCAGAACTGCCAGTCGTATTCGAGAGCCGCAGCCTCTTCGTCACTCAGCCCCGCCAGTATCTCCAGGCGCATCTGTTCTGGCTGCGATGCCAGCAATTCGGCGAGCGATGCGGTCACGGGCGGTCACCTCTTCCGACCGGATCGGGCCTCCATCCTTGCCGGTCACCTCAGCCTTGATCTTGGTCGGCGCATCCAGCCCGAACAGCTTCACCTTGCTGTTGATCGCACTGACGGCAGCGGCCGGCATGCCGAGCTTGATTGCTTCCGATCTGGCCTGCTCCAGCTCCTCCAGCGCCTTCTGGCGGGTAAAGATGGAGAGCTTTGCAGCCTGCTCCTGAAGCTGCTCGAGCCTTAGGGTAATCTTAGGGTGATCGAGGAGTTGGCAGGCCTCGACATAGACCCATGAATCGCGGGCGTTTTCGGCCACATCATAGGCGCGGCGGTAAGCCTCGGCGGCGTTACCGGTCTCGAAATAAGCGAGGGCGAAGGCCTCTTGCTTCGGCGTCAGCACAGCACCAGACTCTGTCGGTTCACCCATGGTGTTGCCCTATGCTGTGCGGCTCTGCCTCGTTAAGTCGAGCTATCGGCGGTGTCAGGCCGGCCATGACTCCGCGAGTAATTTCTGATATGCTGCGGCAGCTGGGGTAAGATCCGGCGATCTCGCGCCCCATGCTCAAAGCCATGGAGGAAGTG